ATAAGCGCGATATTCAATTGTTTTTTAAGCGTTTGCGTAAGCGTACTGGCGCCAAGATTCGTTATTTTCAATGTGGTGAGTATGGCGTTAAAGGTGAGACTAAACGTCCGCATCATCATGCTATTTTGTTTGGGTTTGATTTTAAGGATAAATATCTTTATGGTCGGAATCATCGTGTTGGAGTTAATTATTATCGTTCTCCTTTGCTTGAGGAATTATGGCCTTACGGTATGTCTGTTGTAGGTGATATGACTTTCGAGAGTGCTGCTTATGTTGCTCGGTATTGTGTTAAAAAAATGACTGGTGTTAAGGCTGATCCTCATTATCTTGGTAGATTGCCTGATTATGTTTCTATGAGTCTTAAACCTGGTATCGCTCATGATTGGATTTCTAATAATCTTGATGATGTTTACCCTCTTGATCGAGTTTATGTTCGTCCAGGTGTTGTTGCTCGTCCTCCGAAATATTATGATAAAATTTATGATCTTGAAAAGAAGGATTTTTGTCGTATTCGTCGTAATAGAGAATTGAGGGCTTCTAAACGCCCAACTGATTCAGTTAGGAGGTTGATTGATCGGGAAGTTTGTGCAAACTTGCGTGCTGCTCAATTAGTTCGAAATTTAAGTTAGGAGAGTGTTTTTATGTTATTGATTGTTTGCTCGGTTTATGATACTGTTTCGCAGGTTTTCAGTCCTCCGTTTTTGCAGCGTAATGTTATGGAAGCGGAGCGTTCGTTTCGTGATGCTTGCTCTCAGGGAGCTTGCGGTAAACATCCGCAGGACTTGCGTTTGATGCGTCTTGCTGTTTTTGATGATACTGATGGTACTTTTCAGCAGACTTCTCCTCCTGTTTTGATTAGTCCTGGTGTACCTGTTGGATATAGTTCTGATGTGATTTCTACTCCGATCGAGCCGGTTGCTCCGGTCGAGAGTATCCCGGAGGGATAATATGTTTTATTCGTATTCTAATCGACCGCCTCGTCGTAAGTTTATTAATGATGAACCTTCAATGACTATTCAGTCTGCTGCTGATGAAACTGATATTAATGTTATGATTGCTCGTTATCAGAAAACTGGCAGTTTTCATGGTTCTTCTAATATGCCGTCTGTTCGTCCAGAGTTTGGCGATTTTGTTGCTGTTCCAGAGTATCAAAATGCTATGAATATACTTATTCAGGCTCAAGATCAATTTGCTGCGCTGCCTGCAAAAATTCGTGATCGTTTTTCTAACTCTCCTGAAAAGTATCTTGCTTTTCTTTCAGATTCTTCCAATAAGGAAGAGGCAATTAAACTTGGTTTGGTTAATGCTCCTGTTGTTGTTGAGGACGTAAAGTCCGAGTAGTGGGTTCCTAGACCAGTTCTACTTGATGTAACTGGTCTAGGTGACACCGATTTTATGAGGTGTTATTTTGAGTAACAAAAAGTATTTTATGAAGCGTTTCAAAACATGGGATAAAGCCAGAAAACTTAATCGTAAACGGAGGTTTAAAAAGTGAAATCTGTAATGGCTCATCAATTTTCTCAGATTCCTCGTGCTGATATTCCTCGTTCTCAGTTTAATCGTTCTTCTGGTTTGAAAACGACTTTTGATGCTGGCTATCTTGTTCCTTTTTTTGTTGATGAAGCGTTGCCCGGTGATACATTTCGTTTGAAACATTCTCTCTTTGGTCGTTTGGCTACTCCTGTCGTACCTGTTATGGATAATCTTTTCATGGATACTTTTTATTTTGCAGTTCCAGTTCGTTTAGTTTGGGATAATTGGCAGAAGTTCAACGGAGAACAGATTGACCCTGGTGATTCTACTGATTTTTTAGTACCTCAGGTAGTTTCTCCCGAGTCGACTGGTTTTGGTGTTGGTACTTTGTTCGATTATTTTGGTCTTCCTATTGGTGTTGCTGGTCTATCTGTTTCTGCTCTTTATAGTCGTGCTTATAATCTGATTTACAATGAGTGGTTTCGCGATCAGAATTTGCAGGAAAGTGTAAAGGTAGATCGTGACGATGGTCCTGATGATCCTGCTGATTACGTTTTGCTTCGGCGTGGTAAGCGCCATGATTATTTTACCAGCTGTTTACCTTGGCCCCAAAAAGGGCCTGCTGTGGATTTGCCTCTGGGTACTTCTGCTCCTATTGTTGCTGATGGTGATTTACTTTTTAAGAGTACTGGAAGTGGTGCAACTTATAATCTACATCGACAAACTGCTAATGAGACAGCATTAATGTCTTCAATTACTGGATCTCCTGATGCTTACGCTGTTAGATATGAGTCAGGTATATATGCAGATTTATCAACTGCGACGGCTGCGACTATTGAATCTCTTCGTCAGGCTTTTCAAATTCAGCGTCTTTACGAGCGTGATGCTCGGGGAGGGACTCGTTATACCGAAATCCTCCGAAGTCACTTCGGAGTTGTCAGCCCTGATGCGCGTTTGCAGCGTCCTGAATATTTGGGAGGTTCTTCCAGTCGTATTCTCGTGCACCCTGTGCAACAGACTTCTTCAACTGATGCTACTTCACCTCAAGGTAATTTGGCTGCCTTTGGTATCGTTAGTGATTCTGCGAATGGGTTTACTAAGTCGTTTACCGAACACACTCTTATCATTGGTTTGGTTAATATTCGTGCTGATTTGACTTATCAACAAGGTATTAATCGTATGTGGTCCCGTCGTACTCGTTGGGATTTTTATTGGCCTGCTTTGGCTCATCTTGGTGAACAGTCTGTACTCAATAAAGAGATTTATGCTCAGGGTAATTCTGCTGATTCACAAGTGTTTGGATATCAAGAAAGGTATGCTGAATATAGGTATCGTCCTTCTCAAATTACCGGAAAGTTTCGCTCTACTTATGCCCAGTCTCTTGATGTTTGGCATTTGTCTCAAGAGTTCGGCTCTTTGCCAGCTTTGAATTCTACTTTTATTGTTGATGATCCTCCACTCGATCGTGTGATCGCTGTTCCTTCTGAACCTCATATTCTTTTTGATGCATATTTTGATCTGATTTGTGCAAGACCTATGCCGGTTTATTCTGTTCCCGGTCTTGTAGATCATTTTTAGGAGGTGATATATGTGGACATACTCTCATTTGTTGCTACTAGTGGCGTTTTTCTTATCATGGGTTTGGTTACTATGCTTGGTGTGGTGATTCTTTGTAAAGTGCGGTGTGATAAATAATGTGGTCTTTACTTGGAGCTGTTGCAGGTGGTTTGTTGTCTAATGCTGGTCAGCGTGAAGCTAATGCTGCGTCTCAGGCTTCTTCTCGTGAGCAGATGGATTTTCAAGAGCGTATGTCAAATACTGCTCACCAGCGTGAGGTAGCTGATCTGAAAGCTGCTGGTCTTAATCCTATTTCATCTGCAATTCATGGAGGGGCTTCGGCCCCTTCCGGCGCAGCTTATACTGCCCAAAATCCTTGGGCTGAATCTGGTAATATGGTTTCGAATATTAATTCTGCTCGTAAATTACAGGAGGTGGACAAAGTTCTTGCTGCTAACACTGTTAAAAAGACTGAGCAAGATATTGTCGAAGGAAAATCTCGAATTGCTCTCAATACATCTCAAGTTGCTAAGCAAAATGAAGAAATAAAGTCTCTTATATCTCAGCAATTGGTTAATGCTGAGATGGTTAAAAAGTTTGGTGCTGAGACTGCTAATCTAATGGAGCAAAACAAGGTTTTGCAGAAGTATCCTGATTTGGTACTTTCACAGATTGGTTCTTATAATGCTTCGTCTGCTCTTGCTGGTGCTCATTCTGCTCAGAGTTATCAGCAGATACGTGTTCTCGAACAACAAGCAGCTAAGCTTGCCGAAGAAATTCGGCATCTTGAAGCTACTCGTCCTGAGAAAGAAGTTTTCGGAGGTTTTTGGAAAGGTTTACAGTCACCTTTTGGTAAACCTAATTCTGACGAAGGTGACGTTTTTGATCGCTTTGATAATTGGTTACGGCGTAAGCAAGTTGATCTTAATAAATGGTAATTTAGGCGCGTTTGCGCGCGCGCGCGTTTCGCGTGTGTGCGTATACGCGCAACCGACCCGCAGGTCGGAATCTATAAATTGAAAGGAGTATGTATTATGAAGCGTCAGAAAATGTCTCGTGGTAAGTCTAAGAAGGTGTTCCGTAAAGGTGCTGTCAAGACTCAGTCGTTGAATCTTCGTGCTCGCCCGATGCGTGGCGGATTTAGGATTTAATCATGCCTTGTTATCATCCCTTGCAGGGATGGCGTAAGCAGGGCGGAGGTTTGACTTTTAATTTACGGGACGGTTTTGTAGATCGTCCCGTTACTGTTTCTTGTGGTCAATGTATTGGCTGCCGTTTAGAACGGTCTCGCCAGTGGGCCGTTCGTTGTATGCACGAGGCTTCTTTGCATACAGATAATTGTTTTATTACGTTGACTTATGATGATGATGGTCTTTCTCACCTT